ATCCTTCTGTCACACCTTGTGTATCTGCAGAGATCGTGCCTTTTGCAACACGTATACCATTGTTGGCGAGGTATGCAGTTTCACCATCAACATATCCAAAACCTGAATTGAAAATCTTTACTGATTGGACCTTACCTGTGGCGAATTGTACTTCCGCATCGATATCTGCGTTGTCACCAAAGTTTCTAGAATTGTAATCTCTTTCGACGCCCAACACATTGAATCTCTGATTGTTAGATCTGATAACATCATTCGTACCTGTGAAACCATAGTATGCGTATGGAGTGAAAGTAACAGAACCAACTTGTGTGTTACTACTACGGACAATACCTTTAATGTTCGTGTTCGCTTCAGTGATGGTCTCACCAATGTTAAACGAACCCGCAGCAGCAGGAGTCGTCAACTGAATGATCTGATCTTTACGATCAAAAATCTTCATTTGACTATCTTGCGCAATCGCCCAAACATCGTTTGTGTAGTTGACGCCTGGATCGACGTTTCTAAAAATGTCAATTCGTCCAATATCGAACGGTGTTAAGTCAAACGCTTCGTTCAATGGTGTTGCAAGTGTAACTGGGTCTGCAGTACCAGACATCGGTTGTCCTGCAGGTGGAACTGTATTATAGTTTGATGAATTAATTGCAACCCCTACAAATGGTTGAATTGGATCTGTGATAAGAGATACAGTTTCAACATCATCAATGACTGCAATAACTTGCGAAGTTGCGTCTTGTGGTGAACCGTCTGGGTATAGAATACCAGGCGAACTAGAATTCTTGTTAGTAATGTCCGTGTAAAAAATATCTGTATTACCATAACTTCTACGACGAAGTTGTGGAGTTTGTGAGAAATCAAAAGTCTGACCTGAGTTTAGTTTTACACCAATCGCAATCTCATTGAATCCTGTGAGGATACCTTCGTTACCAAAACGGTCACCGATTGTTTCGCCCTTTTCCCATTCGGTGTTCTGTGACGATCCTGTGAGAATGACGACTTGATCACTCACAAGAAGTCTTGTATTTTCTACAGTATAACCAAATCCACCATCAAGATATTCATATTCAACGAAACCTGTGATGTCATCGGAAATCTCAGTTACAATTGCACGTCCACCATATCCGTATGTGCCTTCAACTTCGAAGATGTCACCAAGTTCATTACCAGTTGTCGCACCTGACCATCTAGTGTCGATGTCCATTGCACTTAATGATCCGTTGATTTTACCAAACGAAACTGTTTCGCCATTCAACTGACATAATACATCGTCATACTTGACAAAATTACCTTGAAGGTTATCAATATAAATGATTGGTGTGATAATACCATTCAACAAGATAAAGTTGATTTTATTTACAGACGCTTTTGCACCTGTCGTTGAACCGACAATGTTTCTACCAAGTAGATCTAGGTAAGTATATTCTACATCTGTTTTAGATTTGAATTCGTTGCTGTTCGGGAACATTTGGAGAAACGTACCAGTTCTCCAAGTAGATCCAGATGGTTTAAACATCTTTTGTGCAGGATAGTAAATATCAATATCTTCTTGATAGAATATTCTGAAGAATAGTTTAATACCTTGTTCTGTACCTTTCGAACGATATAAGTCCATGATGTTTTTTACAACAAAAGGAACCTGTTCTTCTTTTAAAGGTAGATCAGCAAGAAACTTCCTCTGCCAATGAATTACCATACTAGACAGAGTTGTACCCACATCACGATACTCAAAAATCCGTCTAATATTATAAACGGATTGATTTGTTTCTGTTTCTAAGAATGCATAATAATCTTTTACTAGTTGCACCAACTCAGGCCCGAACTCTTTATAGAGTGCAGGAAACTGTGCATCTATGAAGAAGGAAATCTTCTTTAGAATCTCTGCCTGATTATAATCTGCCATTTATTAGTATCCTGAACTACCTGAACTACCACCTTGGGAATTGGTTGAATATACAGATCCCCCTGCACTGCCAGAACTACCAGATCCACCACCAGTCGTTGCAATCACACCCTCATTAGGTGGAGGCGTCAGTGTAATAGGATCTGTTGTTTCCACTGCAGTAGAAATTCTTTGTCCGTCTTGATAAACATTAACACGAACGTCTTCATCACGAACTAAGAAAACACGTCCATTTGGAGAAGTGATGTCATCTTCTATAGAGTTTGCATAAATCTTAATTGCAGCGCCTGGATAACTTTCTGTTTCAAAGTTTACGAGTTTCAAATCACCTGTTTCGTAATTAATTGAACCTGCGTTTGGATTGACAATCTGTGGATTTGCGACATCATCTGTCACAATTTGAATATTACCTTTACCATCGTCTTGGAAAAATACACAAATACCATTTTGATCGAATACGCTAGAAACAACTGCAGGTTTGTAGTTCGTAAATCCTTCTGATGAACTGAAAGCATACGGACGGACTAGTTTAGTACCAAAAACAAATCTTGGATTATATACTTGATTAATTGTTGGCGAAAATTCAATAATAGGTTTTGCAATAATCGCATTACTTTCAATCGACGGATCGATATCATTCAACTCTTTCATCAATCTAGACAATCTTAGTTTTGATTTAAACTTATTCAAATTATTTGTTGAATGAGTTTTTACTGCACTTCTAACTAATGATTCAATTTCCATAGCAGACATTTCAGTTTCTTTTTGAGTATAATATATGTTGATGGCTAGATCTGCATACAAGAACTCTGTTTTGACGAAGAATGGTTCAATCGTTAGTGGTGTACGATTTTTCAGGAATTCGATGTAAGAGTTTGCAAGAGTCTGTGAGATCAACTGTGCATTATCATTCAAGTAAACACTGATTGCAACTTTACCAAACTGTGGTGGTTCTAGTTCATCCCCACCGTATGCAGTAACTGCAGAGATTTCTGGGAACTCTTGTTTCAGAAGAATCTCATAGTCGTTTGTGGTGATTGCACGATCTTGAATCTGCAACGATTTTGGTGCATTTAATTTGATGGATTCGATTGACTCTCTTTCCGCACCACCTGCAGCTGCAGATACGGTAGTAACAGTAATCTGTACATTTGGTAAGAAAGAAGTTGTGAACTTATTTGCACCGTTCGCTTCTGGACCAGATGTAATACGGTAACGTACTTTAACATCTTCGAACTCAGACGGTTGTAGACCAAATACATTCCCACCAAAATAAATGTTGTATCGGTTATCAAAATAAGGTTCTAGATAGAACACCTTATCCGTTGGACCTACTCCAAAGATATCTGTTCTATATGTGAAGACATTCTGATCTTCTGTTGCTTCTGCGTCGATGAAACAAACAATAGAGTCTGTATCAACTTCTGGGTTAGATAGTGCAACACGTAACACACCATTATCGTCAACAAGGAAACCTTCACGTTCAAATGATGCAAGAACTTCACCTTCAAAAATTTCGATGTTTTCTGTTTCATAAACATTAGGTGCAGTTTTTCTTGCCACGTAGGTTTCATTTGTGATAAAGTTAAACGTCTGACCGAGGAAAGAAGTTGTGAACTCAGTGTATGTCGGAATAGTGACAGTCTGATCTTCTATAGTTCCCTGTGGATCGTCAATGCGAAGGCGAACAACTGCTTTTGGAGACTTACGTGAACGAGGCAGGTAGTTCAACTCTTTTGCATGAGATACAACCGAGTTGCGCAACATTGCAGAATCGAGGAACATCTCGTTGATTGCCATGTTAGTATAGAAGTTGTTATGGTAGGTGTTGTATGAAAGAACGTCCAACAACACAGACATATTCGACCCTTCAAAGTTATAATCTTTGAATTGCGTCTGAGATCTCAGATAGTCTTTGAGTTGTTGTTTGGCTGATTCAAAATCAAGTTCAACAATTGGTTTAGGAGTCGCCATTTATCTTGTCCTCTCTAGTATCACATCTAGTGTGATCGGCTGTTCTCTGTTATTGATGTAAAACATCACAGTAACATATACTTCGTTTTCGTCTAACGAACCTGCAACAGTAACATCAATAATATCGGCACGTGGTTCGTATAATTCTAGTGTCGTTAAAACACGATCTTTTACCAGTTCTAAAGTTGCAGGTGTAAGATTCTCGAAGAGAAGTTCCCTTAACCCTGTGCCAAGATTTGGTTGCATCAAACGTTCCCCACGGTCAGTTAAAATAAGGTTACGCATCGCTTCTTTAACTGCGTCCTCATCTCGTGTGACCGAAAGATCATCTGTTAAAAGATTAATCTCTAAATCCTTTTTAAAATCAGAATAAAGATTAATCTTTTTTGTTTGTGGTGTAAAAACGTTTAACGTCATTGTTAACCTCTAGCTACAGTGTCTATGTGAATAAAAGAGTTGTAGACTTTATGCCATCTGAATCCACACCTCTTTGCATCATCAATAAATTTTGCTCTGCTCCAGTTTCCATATCTGACATCAATTGCATTACCCTGCATGTGTTGTGAAGAGAATGCAACTCCGTAATCCCACTGTTGTCTGGCGGCATTAAATCTACCACGTGATTTACCTTGTTCCCTGTATCTCCTTCTCAGGTTCTCTTGATACTGTTCACTTCTAAATCCACTGTTAATAGTCAACTTCTGTCCAGTCAATTGTTGTAAACGCATAAGTTTTGCTTTTACATCTGGGTTGATACCAGTCCAACCTGCTTCGCCCATACCAGAGGTGAATGCAATCTTTGGATGACTACCATCCTTGATTTCATCCCACGTAGGTATTTCTCCGAACTCTCTGGGATCAACTTCGGGTGGGTTGTTAGGTGCTCTTCCAGATGGGGTGTGATGTTGTGATGGTTGTTGTTCATCTACACCACAACCAGTATAAGTGTCTGGTAACCTCGCTGGATTTCTTGTTTCTGGACCCCTTGGTTCATCTTGTGGATTGTTGACCTGCGCACTACTATTTGGTGGCGCTTGCCATTGTTCTTTCATTCTATTTATTTCTTTTTGACGAGTTTGAGAATCAAAACGAACTGCACCGTTTGCAACTGCGTTTGCAGTAACCATGTTAGAGATTCTTTCAATACGTCCAACAACTCTCTGATACTTGAATGCATAGTTGTCCATTGGTGTTTTGATGTCTTTAATCAATGCTTCTATATTGTTGACAAACGCACAGAATCTTGCAATCAAGAACTGAATCTTTTGGAGGTTTGGATTTGCAAACAAACTTACTGCATAATCAAACAACCCTTTGACTTTATTAATAATACCTTCTAGATTTTTATCTGTTAAAATTGCAGAGATATCATCTTTTAGTTGTGCAGCTTTCTTGAACACATTTTGATTAATATAAGTTTTTATGTCACCAATAATTTCTGCAAGATCAAAGTTTTGAACCGCAGCTTTCACAGACTCGAAAGTCTCTTTAATTACTTGTTCCATTTTTTCTTTGATACCATTGATCAATGCAGTTACTGTAATCCTTTCAAGAATAGACTTGACAGGATCTTCTACATTTTTAAGTTTTGACAAAAATGATAGTGCATTATTAATAAGTCCTGCAACAGAACCAATGATTGTAAAGAATCCATTAATTGCACCAAAAGCGGCAGGCATCATTGCACAGAAACCACCAAGGATACTTTGGTTTGGATTTCTGTAGTAAGAGTTAAGGTTTCCTAACAAACCCATTCCACCTTCTTTGAGTTTAGGAGGTGTATAATTATACGCACCCATGAAGTCTGCAAGTTCAATTGCAGAAATCTCACCCTTCCCAAACCTCTCACTAAGTTCTGGATAATCACCAAGTTGTTCGGAACTAAGGAAATTATTTACGTCTGTTAAAGACTCAATAAATGCATTGCCATGTTGTTTTATTTGTAGATCAACTGGATCTGTCAAACCATCATCAACAATACCTTGTAAAAATTCTGCTTTAAAATTATCAATTGCATACACGTTTAGTTCCCCATCAGCATTGCTGATAGGTGAATTACCAACCCTCTGTCTAGATTGGTATATCTGATCGTTTAAATCAATACAATTTGATGCCATCTTTATTGCTCCTCAAAGTACCAAAGACTAGAATCTTCTGGATCACTTGGATTAGATTGTAATGTATAATTAGTGTCGCCTATCTTATATGTATCTCCAACCGTTAAATTTTCTTTCTCTAATTGTGCCAGACCCATGTTGTCGAAGTAGTTACTACCTTCTTCTTCATGAGATGGATCTGTTGCATCATCAGATGCAAGTTTAACTGGACCATTCATCGAACGAATCTCAGAATTAACGATTGAGGTTGATACCTCTGGTGGTGCAGGCATTTCTGGTTTCGCTGCATCTTCTGCATCGGTTGGTTCTGCAGAAGGCGCTTCTACCGAAGAACCACTTGCAAGATCGATGATACCGCTGCCTGGATCTACGTTGACTGCATCTCCTGCTTTCATGGATATTGTCTCACCAGTTTGCAGTTTAAAGTTTTCTGAAGACTTAAAGTTGATACCATCATCACCCTTTGTCTCCGCCCATAATCCGTTCTCTGATTCGAACTTGATCACATCACCAGATTTTACGTGCATCTCTTCGCCGTACTTCTGGAACATTTTCTTTGCAGTCATATGAAAGTCAATACCAGATGTCTGTTTCATTTCTTCCGCAGCAAATAGTTCTAATGCGCCTTTATTAGCTTCCACCATGATATCCGCACCACGCATCTGAATCTGATTACCTGCATTGATAAACATTTGTTGTCCAATACCAAATGATGCGTTACCATGCACTATCATTCGATAATCACCTTCGATCTCTTCAACCTTATTACCTTTCACGTAAACATATGCATCACTGTTAATCGTAACCATAGATGGTCCACCAACATAAACGTGTTGTTGTTTATCGTTGATTTCGTACTTGTCACCAACTGATTTGTGAGTTGTCGATCCACGTGAGTCAATCTGTACGTATGAACCTTCGTTATGATAAATCATTATACGTTCTGCGCCAGGCGTGTCATCAATCTCAATAGAATGTTTCGCAGTTTGAATCACACGGTTGAAAGGATACTTTGAACCATATGCAGCGTTTGGTTCGCTCCACACAGTACGTTCGTCTTCCTGTGGTTCATCTTCTGATTGTCCCGCAATGTAGACATTCTCAACACGGTTCATCTCAAGTTGAGGAATATATGTTTCTTCCAAACTCTCACCACGTGCAAGACGAGACTGTTGTGGTTGTCCAAAGTCTTGCGGTCTTGAACCTAGTGCTTTAACATCACCATCGCAATCGGGAATTACGCCCCACCCATTTTTCTCTGGTTCAATGGGTTCTGCAAATACAGATGGTATCAATCCAAGTACAAGTGGATGTTGTGCGTTTCTACCATCAAGGAACATACCGTATACAAAAGAGTTCAAAGGTGGCACTGTACCACTTGCATCGTAATCACCCTTTGCACAAATCGCCCATGGAAGATCTGTTGCGGGGACTTCTGTATTGTCACCGTGAACACCAAACGCACGTACTTTTACACGCCCTTCAAAATGAGGATCGTCGTTGTTTTCTACAACCCCAATAAAAAATATAGGGTTTTGTATACCTATTCCTGATTCTTTCATTCTCTATAGTCTCCACTCCACCCATATTTTGCAAGAGTAACATTGGTTTCCATATTATCATCCACCAACTGATGAGATATTGATGTAATCAAATAATTACCAGATAACTGTTCGTTATAAGGCGCATCTGGTCTGTTCTCTACCGTAATCTTGGGAACTCTCACCTTTATAATCTTGCCGGGTCTTAAATCTAATCTACTCGCATTTAAAGTCGCATTCACGACTGTCTGTCCTAAATGGTGTTGATAAGCGATTCTATTCTGAATAATATTTGGATAATATTGTTGCGACCTTAGACTTGCACCTTTATCGTCGTAGTAGTCTTTGTAAACAAGAAAACGTCTTGCGTTTTCATCTGTGAATGTTTCTTCTATAAAATCCTCAGTATGCGGATCTGATTTCAAAGATGATTTGTTACCAGACATGTCAATATAATTTGCATCGTTTCTATAATCATAATCAATATTTCGTGCACGTCTTCTACCAAGGTCAATTTCAATAACCTTATTTTTGTATCCGCCACTTTTAAGATCCGACACAGTGTTTACACGTGAGGGATTACTAAAATGTCTAAACGTACTAACTTGGAGTTCTGGTTTATCGCCCTCTTGTGAGTTCTGTGCATTGTATGCGAATTCTTCGATTGTCTGAGAATTCTCCAAACCGTGTTGAATTAGAAACTCATCTGTTACGTACCAAAAACCAGTGAATGTCTCAAAGAACCTGTAAGAACATGAGGGTGCTGTAGAACTAAAAGATCTTTCTGATAAAAACCTCATAGCATCACTAGGAGGAAAATTTGGCATAACCACTCGCATAGTACCTTCAGTGGGTTGTACATAGAAAGGTTTTCTTACACCTTTACTACCTAAGTCTGTTGTTCTAAACTTTTTAGTATCAAAAGGAATTCTTTCATTTGGCGCAGACGTATCTTCGACAAGTCTTCCGTTTCCATAATACTTTTTAAAAATCCTTTCTGCAATTTCTGATGCTTTTAAATCTGTGTACGAATCACGTATTCTTCTCAACCCTGCACTATAACTGATTGAAGACATGAAGTTCAAGGTAAACTTAACACCAGTCAAATTCTCTGAAATTTGCAATCCAGTAACACTAATGACACGAGCATTAATCTCTAAAGGATCTTCCATCTTACCGTCATATGTGTGAACTTCAAATGTTAGTTTTTCTTCACCTCTGATTTTGAAATTTTTCTGCTCCAACAAACCAGTAGTATCCATAACATCCATAGAACCAAACCACGCAGAAGAACTAATACTTTGCGTAAATTCTAGTTTGGTAACTATACCTGTAATATCTTGTTCTGTACTACCGTCAAAAGGAAAAACCTTCACTTCTTTGAAGACGGCGAGTTTGGGAGCAAATTCTGCCATTAGTCGTCACCACGAATTGTCTCTACAAATTCCCTTGTAATCTGTGGAAGAAATCTGTTATCAAAAAGAAAAATATCTTTCTTTGCTTCGTTTCTATCTTTCTCATATTCGTAGATACGATATTCTTTCCATTCATCAGGAATGATACGTTTAATAATAATTTTACGACCTTGTTCTGTACGAAGAATCACACGATCTTCTTTTCTTAGAT